AGCGTGGTCGCGAAGCTGATCTACAGCGGCACGTTCGCGGTGACGCTTCAGGGCGCGACCTTCGCAGGACTCGGGCAGTTCTATGTACCGGGCGGATTTATGGCGGTGACGCTGCAAAACTTCGTCATGAACACCCAAGGCCAGAACGTCGAACCCACGAACGTATTCGAGATGGGTTACTGGATCACCAGTCACCGGCGCACGCACGAACTATGAAGATCGATCCGACATCGCTGACATGGCGCGCGGTGAATGCCTATCTGCAAGAGAGGCTTTCCGCGTGCCGCGAAAAGAATGACAAGGCGCTTGACGCTCTCGCAACGGCCACGTTGCGGGGCGAGATCAGCGCCCTCAAAGATTTACTTGCCTTGCCTTTCCAGGTTACGCAAGTCGAAAGAGACGATCCGGGTTACGGCACCGATTCACTGGACTGAAACCCCGATCGCCTGAAATCTGGCCCGCCATAGAGCGGGCTTTTTTATGACTGGAGCGCAGCACCATGACCGGCAACGCAGACGCAAATACCCAGCAACAGACAGCGGAAGACCTGTGGAACGAGGAACTTGCCGCCTCGGCCGATAGCGCCGACGCCGCGAGCACCACGCCTGCACCGGAAGCTGAAGTTGCAAAGCCTGACCCCACTCCGGTTTCTACGCCGGCCGCAGACCCGTACGAGGGACTGCACCCTGCAATTCGCAAGCAGTTGGAAGATCAAGCCGCATTGGCCGACCGGCTCCGGAAAACGGAAGGCCATATCGGTGGACTGACTTCTGAGCTGAAGCGTACCCGTGACGAGCTGGCCGCCGCGAAAGCCGCCGCTACGCAAGTCAAGGAAGCGCCGACAGCCGCAGCGGTCGCTGCCGCGCACAAGAGCACGGAAAAGTGGGACCAGCTCAAAGAGGATTTTCCCGAATGGGCAGAAGCCCTCGAAGAACGCCTTGGCAGTAATGCCCAGCCGGACGTCGAAGGGTTGCGGAGCCGCATTCAGGAAGAGCTGACGGCACAGCTCGGGCCGAAGATTCGCAACGAATTGAAGGCTGAGATTGCCGCTGAGACTGAAGGAAGGCTTGTGGGCATTGCTCACCGTGGATGGAAACAGACGGTCAACACCGCTGAATTCGCCACGTGGCTGGCCAATGCACCGCCGGAAGTGAAAGCGCTCGCTGACAGCACCGTCGCAGAGGATGCGATCGAATTGCTCGATTCGTTCAAGGCCCAAGTCGCGCAAGCACCTGACCCTTCGAAGATCGCAGCAAGTCGCAAGCAACGCCTCGCGGATGCGGCAACGGTAGCCCGTGGGGCCGCCGCGACCGAACCCGTTAAATCGACGGCAGACATGACGCAGCAAGAGCTGTGGGACTTCTACGCGAAGAACCCGGCATTGCTCGATCGTCGCTAGGAGCCAGCAATGGCCACGCAAGGATACGGGACGAGTCCCGGACGCAATAGCGGTAACGCCGTAGGTACGTCGCCCTCACGGGCGGTAGCGACCAAGGCTGTACCGCTCATCAGACAAGCAATGGCCAAACCGGCCAAACCCAAGAAGGGGAAGAAATCATGACGATGCAAGGTTACTCCACCGCACCCTCGCGGAACCTGATCCGTGCTGAACAGCAAATGCTCAAGCACGCCGAACCGATCATCGTTCTCGGCACCTTCGGTACGCAGAAGGAACAGCCGAAGAACAAGACGGACACGATCGTGTTCCGCCGCCTGAACCCGTTCAACATGCAGTCGAACGGCACGCCGGGTATCGTGGCGAACAGCTTCGTGCTGGCTGAAGGCCAGACGCCGAACAGCAACACCATCAGCTACACGGACGTGTCCGTGACGCTGCAACAGTACGGCGTACTGTTCAAGTTCAGCTCGAAGGCTGAAATGATGTACGAGGACGACATCCCGGCCGACATGGCGACCCTCACCGGCGAGACGCTCGCTGAAGTGAGCGAGCTGATCCGCTACGGTGTCATCAAGGCCGGCACCTCGGTGATCTATTCGAACGGCGCTTCGCGTTCGGCTGTGAACACCCCGATCAGCCTGAACATGCTCCGCAAGGCAGCGCGTTCGCTGGAAAACAACCGCGCCAAGGCCAACACGTCGAAGCTGGCCAGCGGCCCGAACTTCGGTACGGCGCCGGTCGAAAGCGCATACATCGTGTTCCTGCACACGGACGCGGAATCGGACGTGCGTAACCTGCCGGGTTTCGTGAAGGTGGCTGAGTACGCGCAGCAGAAGCCGGTTCACGAACGCGAAATCGGTTCGTGCGAGCGCTTCCGTTTCGTCACGTCGCCGCTGCTCGCACCGTTCGCGGCTGCGGGCTCGGCCACGCTCAACGGCTGCTACTCGGTCGGCGGTTCGAACGTGGACGTTTACCCCTGCATTCTGATGGGCCAGGACGCGTGGGCGAGCGTGAGCCTTAAGGGGCAGGGCGCGATCAAGCCGACGATTCTTAAGGCGTCCGACACGAACCACGCGAACCCGCTGGGCCAGTTTGGTTACTGCGGAGCAAATTTCTGGACCGCATCTGTTCGTCTCAATGAGAACTGGATGGCGCGCCTCGAAGTTGGCGTAACCGCTCTGTAATCCTGAATGCCCGGCTTAGGCCGGGCAGGAGAAAACCATGGCAGCAGAAAGCATCGGTCAACGTATCAACGCGTCCGGACTCGATGCAGGGACGCAGCGCCAGATTCTGGCGCTGCTCAATTCCCTGCTCGTGGACGTGCAAGCGTTGAAGACGGCATTGAACACCCACACGCACGGCGGCATCACGACCGGCGCTGGTACGTCCGGCGTCGCGAACGCGGCCACGGTGGGCACTCTGAACACCAACGTATAAAGGAACAGACATGAGCCTGAATCTCACTGGCCAATTCGGTGGCGGCAATATCGCACTGAGCAAGGCGGGCCTCGCCGCTGGCACGACGACGACCTATTCGGTTGCGAACCAGACGGACTTCGCAATCAACGGGCAGATTTTCCGCAAGGCCGCTGCGACCAACGCTGCAACGCCGACCACGGACGGCAACACGGGCGTCGCGTTCAAGGCGCTCTCCGCGAATCAAGCGTGCACGTTCGTGTTCGCCCTCGACTCGGCCGGCGCCGTGTCGGTCGCGCAAGGCCCGATCGTGAGCAACATCGATCTGCTCGGCGGCGCTGCCGCTGCTCAGTTCCCGTTGCTCGCAGACGGCAAGACGGCAATCGGCTACCTGTTCGCGCAAGCGGGCGGCACGCTGGTGGGCACGTGGACGCTCGGCACCAACAACCTGTCGGGCGTGACGGGCATGACCTACACGTTCCGCGACGTGTTGGCTCTGCCGACTGCGCCGATCACGGCGTAAGCCAAAGCAGTAGAAGCGCCTCAATCCAGTCCTGGCCCCCTCGGGGGTCTGGTTTAAACGGCCGTCCTTCGGGGCGGCCGTTCTTTTTGGGGCGCGCATAACATCTCTGGAGAGAAGCATGAACAAACCCACTCCGTCGCAAGCGCGCGGCGCGATCGACTCGGACAGCGTACTGATCGAAGGCGATAAGCCTCTCACGCTGGGCGAGATTCGCGACGCGCACGCTTCGCCCGGTGTCATCGAAGTCGAAGAGGTGACAGGCGCAAACATCTCGAATGATGCGCTGGCGCTCGAAGCCTTCATGAATGAAGTTGTCACGATCGTCATTGCTGAATCGGTCAGCGACGAGGACCTCCCGGTCATCGTGGTCGGTGTCAACGGCATCAATCAGCCGATCGTGCGCGGCGTGCCTACGCCGGTCAAGCGCAAGTATGTCGAAGCCCTCGCCCGCGCGAAGGAAACGAAATACCGACAGTCGCTCTCGGACCCGTCCGACCCCGGTTCGATCATCCAAGTGCCGCGTACAGCGCTCGCCTATCCGTTCTCGATTGAGCGCGATGCGAACCCGAACGGCCGCGCGTGGTTGGCCCGGATCATCCAGCAACCCGCATAAAACGAGGCGCGCATGAATTTTGTTCAACTGGTTGAAAACCTGCGCGTGGAGTGCGGTGCCTCGGGCTCCCCGCTGGTGACGGTTCAGAGCGTGAACGGCGAAATGCTGCGCCTGAAAAACTGGATCGCGGACGCCTGGAACGAAATTCAAGTGTCCCGCCAAGAATGGAAATTCCTGCGCGCCAAGTTCACGTTCAACACGCAAGCCAACAAGCAGCAGTATTCCCTCGCTGAGATGGGCGTGGCCAATCTCGACATGTGGAAGCAAAACAGCTTCTGGATTTACAACCCGACCTTCGGCCTGTCGGACCAGATGATTTTCGATCCGCTGCCGTGGGATGATTTCCGCGAAGCGTACATCCGTGGCCAGCAGACGGCGATGCGCCCGCAGCGCTTCGCGCTCGACGCGGATGACTCGATCTGGCTGGGGCCGCTGCCGGATGATGTCTACACGGTGAGCGGTGAATACTGGACCGATCCGGTGCAGCTCGTGGCGGACACGGACACGCCGGCCATGCCGGTGCAGTTCCACAAGCTCGTGGTGTACGAGGCGATGAAGAAGTTCGCCGGCTACGACGCGGCCACGGAAGTTTATCAACGCGCGGTGAACGAAGGCTCGCATCTGCGCACGATGCTGGAAGTCTCGCAACTGCCGGCAATCACGATCGATGGGGGCTTCTAATGGCCGCGTCGATCCCGAAAATGCCGCCGACGCAGACCGAATCGTTTCTGCTGAAGGGCGGGCTCGATCTGATTTCCCCCGCGTTGATGATCGACCCCGGCGCGCTGCGCGATGGGCTGAACTTTGAGTGCAACGTGCTGGGCGGATACTCGCGCATCCACGGCTATGAGCGCTTCGACGGCCGCCCCAGCCCGTCCGCGCAAACCTACTGGTCGTTCGTCGCGACGCTCACCGGCATGCTCTCGGTGGGGCAGACCATCACTGGCGCGACCTCGGCCGCGAGCGGTGTCGTGTGTCTGATCGACACGACCACGATTCCCGGAACGACGTTCGTCGCGATCACGAAGCTGACCGGGACATTCGCTGTCGCCGGTGAGGACATCAAAGTCGGCGCGAGCGTGGTCGGGCATGTCTCGGCCGCAGAAGCGCGTAACGGCGCGCCGAATGCGAAAGCCAATGCGCAGTGGGTGAAGGCGGCCGCCGACATCTACCGCGCCGACATCCAGCGCGTGCCGGGTTCCGGCCCGGTCTTGGGCGTGTGGATGTACATGGATGTGGTCTACGCCTTCCGCAACAACGTGGGCGGTACGGCCGCAGTCATGTGGAAATCGACTATCGCCGGTTGGGTGACGGTGACGACGCCCACGCTGTTGCCCGGTGGCAAGTATGAATTCGTGAACGCGAACTTCGGCGGCACGTCCGCGATGATGAAGATGTTCGGCTGCGATGCGACGAACAAGGCGTTCTCGTGGGACGGTACGACCTTCACGCAGATCAGCACCGGCATGGCGAGCGACGTGCCCCAGCACATCGAGTTTCACAAGAATTTCCTCTGGCTCTCGTTCGCGGCCAGTTTGCAGCACTCGGCCATTGGCGACCCATACACGTGGAGCGCGGTTGTTGGCGCTGGTGAAATGGCGCTGGGCGACGACATTACGGCGTTGCGTTCCTACACCGGCGGCAGCGCAACGGCGGGCTCTTCGACTTCGACCGATGCGATGCTGGTGACGACGAACAGCAAAACGTTCGTGGTCTATGGCTCCAGCAATGCAGACTTCTCGCTGGCCACGCACTCGCCTACGTCCGGCGCGGTGCGCGACAGCGTGCAGGTGGTGGATCAGCCGTACTACCTGTCGGACCTCGGGCTGGTGAATCTGGCGGTCACGGGCGCATACGGCAACTTCTTGATGTCGTCCCTCTCACAGGCGATTAACCCGTTCGTGGTCAATGAGCACTCGCGCGTGGTGTCGAGTTGCATCGTGCGCGCGAAGAGCCAGTATCGAATCTACTTCTCGGATGGCTATGGCATCTATGCCACGTTCCTGAACGGAAAGATCATTGGCCTGACGGTGGTGAACCTGAACATCGCGCTGCGCTGCATCGCGTCGCTCAAGCGTGCCAACAACGACGAAGTGATTTACGCCGGCTCTGATGACGGCTACGTCTACCAGTTGGAGCGCGGCCCGAACTTCGACGGTGGCCAGATCATTTCGTACATGAACCTCGCATTCGCGGCGTTCAAGTCGCCGCGCATGCGCAAGCACTTCCGCAAGGCAGTCATGGAAGTGAAGGGCGATGGCTACCTCGAATATCTCATGTCCTTCGACCTCGCTTGGGCGAACACGGACATTACGCCAACGCCGGCGCAGAACGCTGTGATCGCGCTCGCTTCGATCAATTGGGACACGTTCTTTTGGGACCAGTTCTATTGGGACGGCGTGAACAACGCGCCGACCGAAATCGGCTTGGACGGCACCGGCGAAAACATCGGCCTGAAGCTGGTTTCGCAAGCGGACTATATCCAGCCGTTCACGGTATCGAGCGTGATTATTCATTACACCCTGCGCCGCCAATTGAGGTAAGAACATGGCCAACGGTTACTACAGTCACACGACCTATCCGGGGACCAACTCGCAAGGCGCTTCGGCGCCGATGCGCGCGGAACTCGATGCGGTCATGTCGGGCTTTGCGCTGCTCCCGGACCCGCTGGGTTCGGGGCAGAAAGGCTTTGTCGGCGGGCAGTGGAATACCCCGATCATCGTCGGCGGCCTGATCGATAACGCGGTTATCGGCAGCATCACGAAGGCCGCTGGTTACTTCACGTCGCTACTCGCGAGCGGTGACATCACGCGCGACGGCTCGCCTACCACGAACCGCGCGATTCACTTCATGTCGAACGGCGTGAAGCGTGCATCGCTGTTCGTCAGCTCGACAGAGACCGGCAGCAATAGCGGCTCCGATGTCGTGCTTCAGACGTTCACGGACGCGGGCGCGCTGCTCAACACGGTTCTGCGCTTCGACCGTCCGACCGGCAAAGCGACGTTCTCCGGCGGCATCGTGGCAGCGTCGCTCGATGCGGCGCCGATCGGCAACACCACGCGCGCCACTGGCAAGTTCACTTCAATCGATGCGAGCCTGACGCTGAACGTGGGCGGGGTCGCGTCGTTCGGCGCGCAGCTCGGCGTCACCTCCGCGTTTCCCACGGTTGAATTCGCGGACAACACGCAGACGCTTCCGAACGGGCGCTTTCGGTTCTACTCATCGGCCAACATTTTCGGCTTGATGAAGAACACGGCAGCGGCCGGCGACTACTCGACAAACATCGCGCTGATGTACTTCAACGCGGCGGGCGTGGGTAACTTCAACGTGCGGCCGGCGTTCAATGGCGCGACGCCATGGGACAACGCGAACCTACCGAACCCGATCCAGACCACGGGCGGCACCTTTACAGGCGCGGTTTTGTTTAACAACACGGCGACCTTTGACGGCGTGGTTACGCTTGATTCGGCCGATGCAGTGTTTAGCCAGCCTCTGATTTTCAGGTCCGGCGCCTACACGCCGCGCATGCGGTCGAACCTGTCGAATTCGTCCATGGAGTGGGTCAACGGCGCAAACAATGCGCTGAACATGGCGCTGTTCGATAACGGGCAACTCTCGTTGCCGCGTGCTCGGCCGACATGGGCGGGGCTCACGCCGTGGGATACCGGCAATCTGCCGGACCCGGCGCGGCTCTCGGGCGCTGCGTTCGTGGGAACGATCACCGCGCCCAATGTGACTATCACGAGCGGCGGCCTGCTCACGTTTCAGACCCCTGGCTATCAGGCATACGCACGCGCCGATGTCAGCGGGCAGGTGGGTTTCATCAATCAGGCGGGCAACGCATTCAACCTGTTGATTCAGGACGGCGGAACCGTTAACTTTCCGCGCGCCCGTCCGACTTGGGCGGGGCTCACGCCATGGGACAACGGCAACTTCGACCCGAACAGCAAAGTGCCGATTCGCAACAACAACGGCAACCGGGGCTACGCGCTGTCGGACACGCCGAACAACCTGACCTTCAATTGGGAAGGGCGGGTTCGCATGTGGGTGGATGGCTTCAATCAGGGGCTCATCTGGTCCGATACGAACTTCGATCCGGGTAGCAAGGCGAACAACGGCGCGACGTGCCAATGGACTACGGGCATTGCAGAGTGGGGGCCGATCACGGGTGTCTCGACGCTCGATATTCCAGCCCCGTGGGTGATGGTCGGCTGGCGAACGACTTCGGGCGGTAACTGGACAAGCGGCAATAACTATCTGCGTGGCGTCATTTTGAGGAATCAGTAATGAGCAACGAAGAGCTGTTCTATCTGCTGCAAAAGTTCTACCCCGGCACGTTGAACGGTACGCACTACCTCACCGGGCACCAGCTCGACACGGGCGGCAATCAGGTGGGAGAGGCATTCATCTCCAACTGGAAGTTGCCGCAGCCCGAACCCTCGCCAGAGCAATTGCTGTCGTGGTGGTATGAGCACATGGTGGAAGTGCGGCAATCGGTCAAGGCGTTCCATGCGCGCGACAAGCGCGACGGTCTGCTGCTCGACGCCGATGCAGCGGTCTACAAGGCAGAGGATGCAGGCGACGCTGCGAAGGTCACAGCGGCGCGCCAGTACCGGCAGGCGCTGCGCGACGTGCCCCAACAACCGGGCTTCCCGGATGTAATCGAATGGCCGGTAGCACCGGTCTGATGTACGGGCTGGGAGAACCCGGCCGCAAACCTAAAACATAACTGGAGAATCACCATGATTTACGAGCTGAAACTTCCGAAGCAGGGTATGGACATCATTCTCAACGCGCTCGCTGAGCTGCCGTACAAAATGAGCGGCGCGCTGATCGAAGAGTGCATGAAGCAATGGACCCAGCAGGAAGCTGCGGCAGAAGCCGCGAAGAACAAGCAGGCGGATGACGCCGCGCTTGGCGATAAGTAAGCAGCGCCGCAGCAACCATCAAGGGCCCTTCGGGGCCCTTTTTCATTGGAGAAACCCATGCTGATCGATAACGCATCGAATGTCCTGCTTAACTCGTGGTCGTCGCGCCTTGGCGCGCTCGCGGCCGTGTCGGGTGTGCTCTCGGAAGTGCAAACGAATCTGCCGCTGATTCAGGCAATCGTCCCGGCTCATACCTTCTCGATCCTCTCGATTGTGTGCGCCGTGGGCGTGTCGATCGCGCGGGTTATCAAGCAGTCGGCTATCTCGGGAGCGTGACATGAGCTGGCGCGACTACTTCGACCCTCTGGTGAAGCCGTTCGAAGACCTCAAGTTGAAGGCGTACCCCGACCCGAAGACGGGCGGGGCGCCTTGGACGTGCGGTTACGGCTGCACGGGCGCCGACATCGGGCCGAACACGGTTTGGACACTCGACATCGCGCAGAAACGCTTTGACGCGGAAGCGGAGAAGTTCGGGGCGATGGTGGACAAGTACGTGACCGTCCCGCTTACGCCGTGGGAGAAGGCCGCGCTCGCGTCGATCCTCTACAACGTCGGACCCGGTAGCGCGTCGCGCGACGGGATTATCCGGCTCAAGAGCGGCAAGCCTTCGACGCTTCTGCGCTTGCTGAATGGCGGCAGCAAGTCGGGCGCCTCGCTCGAATTTCTGAAGTGGATTAGTCCCGGCAGCAACGTGGAAAGAGGGCTGCGGCGGCGCCGCGCCGTAGAAAAAACGCTCTTCGATACAGGGGTAATTAAATGGCCGGACTGATTAACGACGCAACGGGCGCGTCCACGACGCCGAACGTCACGGCGGCCAACGCGGCCACGGCGGCCGGGGCCGCACCGGCGACCACGACCAACGCGAACGCTTCGACGGCCACGGCCGCGAACGCCGGTTCGCAGGGCTACACGGCCGCGCAGGCGCAAGCCGCGAACATGCAGGCGACCACGGGCACCGCCTCAAAGGCGGACCTCGCAACGAACACGATCGACGGCAAGCAGACTGTCGCCGGTCAACTGAAGGACCTGATTGACGACAATTCGCCCTTGATGCAGCAGGCGCGGGCGAACGCGCTCCAGCAGGCAAACAGCCGTGGACTGGTGAACAGCTCGATGGCGCAAACGGCCGCGGACTCTTCGGTCTACAGCACGGCCTTGCCGATCGCGCAGCAGGATGCGACGACGAATTTCAACAATTCGACGCACAACATGGACGCGACGAATCAGAATTCGCAGTACAACGCATCGAATCAGCAGGACATGACCAAGACGAACCTTGGTTATCAAAACGACGCGTCGAAGACGAACGCGGGCTTCGAGCAGCAAACGGGCCTCGCGAATCAAGGTGCGACGAACGCCGCTTCGCAGTTCGGCGCGGGCGCGGCGAACACGGCAGCGCTCCAGAACGCGAACAACCAGACGGACGTTTCGAAGACGAACGCCGCGCTGGAAACGGACGTGTCGAAGGGCAACGCGGCGGCCGCGAACAGCAACAGTCAGTTCAACTCCCAGCAGCAACAGCAGAACAGCCAGTTCAACGCGCAGCAGAGCCAGCAGAACAGCCAGTTCAACGCCACGGCGCAGAACAATGCGGCGCTCGCGCAGATGGACGCGGACCTCAAGAGCTACCTGCAAGGGCAAGACTCGCAAACGAAACTCGCGCTCCAAGCGATGGACGGCAACACGAAGACGCAGCTCGCGGAGATTCAGGCGCAGTACCAGAAGGATATGCAGTCGTCGCAGTCGGCCGCCGACATCTACAAGACGATCGTCGGCAACGTCAGCACGATCATGACCAACAAGGACATGAACGCAGCGGCGAAACAGGCGGCCGTTGACCAGCAGATGAAGATGCTTCGCGATGGTATGGCGGTATCGAGCGCGGTCGGCCAATTGAACCTGGGGGCCACGCTAAATTTTAGTGACAGCGTGGCGGCCGCTGGAAATCCCACCCCGGCAGCGCCTCCGAAGGCTCCGGTTGCTTCAGACGGCATGACCGACTACCAGCGTAAGGCGCTGTACGGAAACATTAACGGCGTCGCCGGCGGGCAGGGTGGCTAAATATGACGATCACGTTCGCTACTGAATCGGTCGCGCAGGTGCACGCGGACATCATGCCGCTTGCGCAGCTCCACTACGACGAAATCACGCTCCACAAGCACGTGATGAAGCTCGATCCCGACTGGCCGCGCTATGAGCAACTGGAGCGCGATCACAAGCTCTTGGGCTTCACGGCGCGCGACGATGGAAACCTCATCGGTTACTCCACGTGGTTCTTGGATGCTCACATCCACTACGCCGGCGCGCTGGTCGCGTCCAACGACATGATTTTCCTGCACAAGGATTATCGCAACGGGACCACGATCGGCCGCGATCTGATCGACTACAGCGAAAAGACGCTGAAGGAATACGGCGTCGATAAGGCTATCTGGCACGTCAAGTTCAATCATGACTGGTCCGCGATCTTGCGCCGCCGTGGGTATGAGCGCGAAGACTTCACGG